CTCCAGCAGTCGTTTACACGCCACCACGGGACCTAATGAGTGAGGCCGATAAGATGATTCACCAGTACCAGTTTGTACCTGGCCCAAGCGCGGTACAGCCGGTACTTGACCGCTCATCTACCTACTATGACGCCACAAACAACACCGATAGGGCCGGGCTCTGGGACGGGGAAACCTACATACCTTCTGACCAGCCACCTGAATGGCTGGCCAAGTATATGGAAACAATAAACAAACATGACTCCGAAAAGGCCATGGTGCGCCAACTGAGGCACATGCGCTAATTGCTGTTGCGTCAATGAAAGCATCATGCTAGTCATTGGTTGTGACGTGCTAGCCGGCCCGTCTGTTCGTTGACAACCTCCTGTTCTGAAACGTCTTGCTATCCGACGTAAAACGATAGCTCTATGGACTATGGGCCGGCCAGTAGCAACGCGCACGTCTTATAAGCGTGTATAGCCAGGTGCAACCCCTGGATAGTCCACCACAGCAGGAAGGGAACGGCTCCCATCTGGCCTCATAAGCCAGAGTTTGTTGGTTCAACTCCAACTCTCTGCTACCGCTGAACCACATCAGCATAATCAGGTGCCAGACCAAGTAAGGCATGAATCTTGGTTTATCCACTGGTGACGGAACTAGGCATACGTGCCCGCCTTAGAAGCGGTATTTTGCAGGTTCAAATCCTGCCCGGTGGACTACTCAACGTACTGGAACTTGAAATCCCGGTACGTTGAGAACACACAGACATAAGGAGTCTGTCTAATAAATCCTGTGCAGTCATGGTGACTGCAAATCACCATGCATTCTCTGTAAGTAACTCAGCCTGGTAGAGAGCGTGCTTTGGAGCCACGCAGTCGTAGGTTCAAATCCTACCTTACAGACCAAAGAGTAGAGCTGCAATCATTAGCAGGTCATCTGGTTCAATTGATAGAGCAGCCGGCGCAACCCGGAAGGTTTCAGGGTCAAATCCTGAGCTGACCACTGGTATAATGATTGTAATGTCTGTTCTTGAATTTCATGACTTTTGCGAAAAGGTGCTCAGTCTGCACCTTACTACAGGACAGAGGGTTGTTGCGAAAGTAGGTTTTGGGAACTACGACCCAATAGACCTACCTGAGGATGAGCGTAATCTAGCTCTAGAGATGTTTGGGGGCCTGGAGAGGGTACCCAAAGAGTCACGCAAGTACATCCTACTGAGATTTGGCAGAGGTAGCGGGAAGACCACGCTATGCTCTGCCTTTTCCGTTTATGAGGCTGTAACGCATGACATTGGCAAGTGCGGCCCTGGAGACGTCCCCTACGTCATTGTCGTAGCCCCTGACAAGGAAACCGCCAAGCTTTCCATTCGTATGTCCAGGGAGATGATTCGCTCACAACCTGCCCTAGAGCGCCTACTGGTCAACGATACCGACCAGATGATTCAGCTCAGGCGTCCTGATGGACGTATGGTTCGTATTGAGTCGTTTGCTGCAACACGTGGTGGCTCCAGCATGCGAGGCCGTACCATCATTGCATTCTTGATGGATGAGGCCGAATTCTTTACGTCCAGCGGAGACGGAAAGGATTACGCGGTCAACGACAAGGACATATTCAGAGCGCTGAAACCGCGCCTCCTACCGGACGGCAAAGGCATGTTGATTTCTACCCCTTGGCCGGTGGAAACGCTCATGTCGGAAATGTTTGATGAGAACTGGTGTAAATGTAAGACAGCAGTAGCAATCAAGGCATCAACTGTTCTGGTGAGGGGTGATGACCCAGACATCAGGGCCATGGTGGATGATGAGATGACCAAGGACCCAGAGAACGCGCGCAGAGAGCTATTCTGCGAATTGGACGGGTTCACAGGCGGAGAATTCTTTGACGCCAACGCTCTCAATACAAGCCTAGAGGAGTACCAGAGGTACCCTGAGCCGTTCAACGTCAAGTTTCCTGTAGCGGTAGGGTGTGACCTTGGGTTTACTAGAGATTCCAGCGCCATTGTGGTGTGCCAGTATGATGGCCATAAGTACCGTGTTGTATTTGCGGATGAGCTACGCCCTAAACCTGGCAAGCCTCTCAAACCCGGAGAGGTCATCAAACACTTCTCCGAGGTGGCCAAACGATACGGTGCCTATGGCGTGGTCGCTGACTCCTACTACAGAGAATCACTAAAGGAACACCTGGCAGCACACAACCTAGTTGTCATTGACGCCCCAGAGGGCACCAAGGGCAAGGCGCAGGTATTCCAGAGGACAAGAGCAGCCCTTCATGAGGGCCTTTGTTCCATTCCTGACGTTCCAATAGGCCGCAGATTGTCTCAACAGGCCAAAATGGTGGTATCAAAGGCTGCCCCAGGTGGCACTACGACGATAAAGGTGCCAAGAAAGATAGGCATGGGCCACGGAGACATAGCCTCTGCCTGGGTTCTGGCCGTTTGGAAGCTGGCCTATGCTCAGATTGAGCGGGAAAAGGTCATCCATGAGCCAGGTACGCGCGGATGGGTAACCGAAACCAACAGGAGATTGGCGGAATGGCAGGAAAAGCAGCAGCGGGAGTACCTCAAGAACCTGGAAAAGGAGGTCAGGGGGACAATGACGCCTCGCAGGCTTGCTGCATTTCGTTTAGGATTGAACAGCGGCTAATCCGTGACGTTGAGTACCTTGAAAATATGGCCCAGGAGGAGCTGGCAAACCTGTTTTCCTGCCTGAAGCAGGCCATTGTGTCGTCCCGTAAGGACCTAATGATGGCTGCCAGTGTTGAATTTCATGCATCTGTATCCAAAAAGGTAGAGTTGGCTACACAGATAGCCAATTCCGTGGTACAAGCATTGCATGAGCGAAAGTGTTCTGACCGCACCGTACAAGAATCGCCAGAGCAAGGAAACGCTCCTTCAAAAAACTAACGGTGCACACGCCAGAGACACTGATTCTTCTGGTGAATTGCCTGATTCTGGCACCGATGACGAAAAGCATCGCCCAAAACTAACTGATGCTCAGTGGTGGCGCGCAGAAGAGAAGAATGTAGAGCCACACAAGATACTGGACAACATAGTCCAGCAGATTGAGGCGGACCAACAGGGGAGGTATGACGCATACCGTGAGTATGAACGTCTTTTTGGTTCTGCCGTAGGCGTAAACGGAGACGAATCGTTCCGAAGCATCGCCACGGACAACTTCACCCAGAATGAGCTTCAGTCCAGCCTAGAAACACTCTGGGCACAGATATTCAAGAACCGTATCGTTCCAGCGGTATCCACCAGTGAGGCAGACTGGGAGGAATGGGATAAAGCCAGGGCCTATGGCCGCTGGCTAGAAGGCGCCTTTGATGACGCCAGGGTCTACTCTGAAGCCTGGCCACAGGCCGGTATCAACATGCTTGTGCATGGTACCGGCATTGTGCGTGTAGGATGGGAAAAGGTAGACGACAAGACGGCCCGCGTCATTACGTGGTCCGTCAACCCACGGTTCTTTATGGTAGACCGGCTAGAGGGCAAGCACGGCAAGCCTAGGTCTATCTACTTCAAAGACCACATAGACCGATATAGGCTATTTGATACTTACAAAGAGGACCGTAAGGACTTCTACGGCACTCCGGAAGAGCGCATGGCCGGGATTGATTCTGTCACCGGTAACGACGACATAGAGCTTGGTGTGGGTAACACCACAAAATGCGACATGCTCACCGTAAGGGAGGCGTGGCACCTACCTAGCGGTCCAGATGCAGATGACGGATGCCATGCCATCTGGATAAAGGGATGTACCCTTGTGTACGAAAAGTTCACATGGGACACATTCCCTTGCATGTTCATGCGCTACGGCTGCCCAATGGAGGGTTTCTACGGTGAGTCTGCTGTACGTAAGCTAGCTCCTTCTCAGAAGCGCCTAGACAAACTCACAATGAAAATTGATGAGTCTCAGGACGTTATGGGTGTGCCGCGTATCATTGTCGGCTCAGGTGCTGGTGTACTGAAAACTGAGCACATAGACGACATACCTGGAGCTATTATAGAGTGCGACAACATCAATCAGATACGTGACTGGAACGCCCAGTGCGCCACTGGTGAGTTGTACAAAGATAGGGATGACCTTCCAAGGAGCATGAGGGCCCTCCTTGGGGTCTCTGACTTTGAAGCCCAGCAGCAACTACCACAGGGTCTGCGTGACGTCTCTGGGGCCATGTTGGAGCGATGGGTTGACCAGGGTGCAGCCAGGCACGCCATGACGCACGCCCAGGCTGAGGACGGCATTGTAACCCTTGCTGACCTATTTATGCGCCAGGCAGAGGAATGCCAAAAGCTTGGATATGACGTTGTCTACATGGGCCCTGGTGAGACCTCAAAGACCAGCATAGAAGAGCTTAGGTTCAAGGACGTCCACGTAGAGCGCAAGCGACTAAGGCTACGCGTTCAACCGATGAGCCAGCTTCCACAGACCTTCGCCGGCAAGGTGGACGCCATAGGCAAGATTGAGGAAAAGTTCCCAGGAGCCATCTCACCAAAGACGGTTCTAAGGATGCTGGAAGTCCCAGACCTTGCAACAACCAGCGACATGCTTGTCTCCGACGAAGAGATAATCATGAAAAACCTATCTTACATGTGCCGTACTGGTGAGTACTTGGCACCAATGCCGTTTGATAACCTTGACCTGATAATACAGTTGACTACAAGGTATATAAACCGCTACCGTGTGCGTGAGGGAAGGGACCTATCAAAGGTAGCACTGCTGGCGCAATACATAGATGACGCGGTACAGGCAAAGAAGGGCTTTGGTACACCTGACCCCAACGCTCCGCCAACGCCCAGCACTATGGCTGCTTTGGGCGGTGCTGGGGCTATGCCGCAGGGTCCTGCCCAAATGCCTATGCCGGCGCCTCAGGGTCCGCCTGGCCCGCCTCCAGGTATGCCTCCTCCTGGCATGGCGCCACCACCAGCGATGTAATTAGACCACGTAATTAGACTTCCGGCATTCAGGAGTTTGCCGGCATTTAGAAGCGAAAGGTTAGCTTATGAGTACAGAGACAAGTGGCTCCGAAGAGAGTCCACAGCTTACGTTTGTTCAGGGACGCGCAATTGAGCAGCATGAGTCACTAGACTCCAACCTACAGCCTGATGAGCGTGAGGAGGCCAAGAAGGCCGTCCGTGAAGCCATCAAGAAGGCACAGAAAGAGGCCGCTGCTGAGGAATCCGATTCTGACCCAAAAGAGGAGGAATCAGAAAAGGACTCTCCAAAGAAAGGTACATCCGGTACCGCAGAACGTGGACCTGACGGTAAGTTCCTTCCAAAGGAAGGAAAGACATCTGAAAAGGGCAAGGCCACTGAAAAGACCGACGATTCCAAAGGGTCTGAGGAAGAGGATATTGACGTAGACAAGGCCACGGTCAAGCAACTTCTGCGTAACCGTGAAAAGCTGGCCAACGTCAAGAAAGAAGCTAAGGACGAAATGTCCAAGCTTCGCCAGGAAATGGAGGCCCACAAGGCTGAGCTACAGCGTAGCTTCGGTGAACTAGAGGCCCAAAAGGCGGCGCTGGCTAAACAGCGGGAGTCTATGAATGCGCTCCTCAATGACCCAGCCAGGGCCATCAGGGAGCTAGGTTTGGAGCCTGAGCGGTTCATTGTGGACCTTGCCCAGGAGGGCACCCCAGAGGGCCGACAGAACCGTAAGCAGAAGGAAATAGACTCACAGCTGGCTGAGATACGCGCCTGGAAAGAGGACCAGCTAAAGGCACAGCAGCGGTACCAGCAGCAAATGAGGGAGCAACAGGCTCATACTCAGCGTCAGCAAGCAGTACAGGAATTCACCAAGCTTGGTTTGGATGAGTCCAAGTACCCACACATAGCCAATTTCTATGACGGCAACGACCGCGGACTTGTGGCTATGGGTGACATTGTTGCTCAGGAATACCGCCGCCTATCAGGCGGCCGTGAGGGTTCATTCCCTGACATTCTAGACTACATAGAAGACCAACTTGCTGAGAAAGCAAGCAAGTGGTATACCAAGTCTCAGAAGAATAAATCTCAAAAGGCAGAGGAGATTCCAACAGCCAAGTCTACAGGTAAGTCGCTTTCGCCAGGTCAGTCCGGAGAACGGCGAAGCATGCAGGCAAAGAACCTAAAGGACTTGGATGGAGAAGAGCGACTAGAGGCAGCTAAACAGGCAGTAAAGTTGGCCATAGCGAATTCAGTACGTAGAGAAGACTAACTTAGCTTACTTATCTTAGGTGAATTGAAATGGGCGCAACTGCCGACGTAGCTGGAAGTACAGCAGCACTAAAATACCTGTACCCTAACGGTGAACTACCAAAGAGCATCAACGACATGTTCGTTGGTCTAAAGCGTCTCAAGAAAGAGACTGACTTCGTTGGTGACTCTGCATTCGTTCCACTCCAGAACGCAAACCCACAGGGTAGCTCTGCTGTCTTTGCCAACGCACAGACCAACATCTTCCAGGGTAACTACGTTCGCTTCCAGCTTAGCCGCGTAAGCCACTTCGGTGTTGCGCGTGTAACTGGTGAGGCGTGCGAGGCCGCGGTCAAGTCCGAGGGTGCACTTGTTGACCTCTGGGACAATGAAACACGCGGTATTGCGACCACGGAGATGAGCTGTATTGCCACATATCTATACGGTACTGGTGACGCAACTCTAGGTACCATGGGTGGTTCAGGCACGGTAGCGGCTACGACCATCACGCTAGCTGCTGGCACCAACATGAACTACTTTGAACTAAACATGGTTTGCGGCGCTGTCTCTGCACAGGGCCTCTCTCCAACGGTTCGGAGTGGTACCCAGCGTGTAACCGGCATTGACCGGCGCGCACGCACCCTAACTGGTGGTTCCAACTGGTCCACTGCCATCACCAGCTTTGCCAACACGGATTATCTAGTCCGGGACGGTGACGCGGCCGGTTCTAGCTATACGGTTATGACGGGTATCCCTGCCTACGTTGCAGGCGGCACCGCACCAGGTACCCTATGGGGCCTAAACCGTAACACGGACCCAGTCCGCCTAGCTGGTCAGAAGATTGACTACACAGGCTGGTCCCCTGAGGACGCTGTTGTAGACGCTTCCGCACAGGCTGGCTTCCAGGGAATTGGGTATCCTAACCTCCTAATCTGCAACAACATTGATGCAAGCACTCTAAAGAAGAGCCTTGCTAGCAAGATAATCTACACACGGCCCGGTGGGTCCAAGGGTGATTACAGCTTCAGTGAAGTTGCGATTGAGGGTGAGAATGGCCCAATTGAGCTTCTTGCAGACCCGTTCTGCCCACGCAACACCGCGTACCTCATCAAGCCTGAGGCCTTCAGCCTGTTCTCTCTAAAGGCTGCACCTCACCTTGCCAAATACGATGGTATTGAATTCCTACGTCGGCCAGATGCTGACGCGTATGAGGTTCGGTTCGCATTCTACGGCAACCTGAAGTGCAAGAACCCTGGACCACACGTCCAGCTTCAGAACTTCTGCGCCTAATTAGGAGTCTACTGATGGCACTTTCAGCACTAGCGACTGAGGCTAAGGCCACAGCACTAATTGCGGAAGCACGCCGGTGCTTGGCAATCGGTGATAAAATGAAGAATGAATTCCTGGTTGACCTAATCAACCAACTTCAGCTCATGACTACCACCGATTGCTCTGCACGTACTGACGTGTCTCCAAACAGCGCAATAGACGGCCGCAATGCAGCGGACCAGACCACGGCAGGCGGGTAATGGGATTCGGAGCTAATCCGGTTCGCTGCTACGATGAGGTTGTAGAGGCAATCTCCACTTGGGACATTGGAGCCACTGGTGCACACACCAAGACTTCCAATATTCCAGGCACTCAGTTTGCCTCTGTAGCACGCACAGCGGCAGGTAAGTATACGGTTACATTCTCTGCTGGAGTACCCCGCGGGGACCTGCTTGCGCTGGAGTGTTTTCACCAGCCAGCAGCCAACGCTGGACCGCTCAACCTACGAATGACCAAGGCATCGTACACGCGTGAGTCTGCCGCCCTTGGGCAAGCTACCGTACTGTATGAGGCGTGGTCAGTCGGTACTACCCCTGCTCAGACTGAGCTAAGCAACGGTGACAAGGTAACCCTAAAGGCTATCTGGTCCAAGACACGGTAAGGTGTACTTATGGCTGAAGGCTCTAGTCTAAAGCGCACTACAGACGAATACATTGAGCTTGTAGGTCTTTGGGATATTGGCGCATCTGGCGCACATACCAAAAACTCCAAGTGTTCAGGACTTCGCTCTGTAACTCGCAACGCCGCAGGCAAGTACACGGTAGGCTTTGACCGTCCAGTGTTCCGTGGAGACCTCATCTCCATGGACGTCTATCATATCCCTGTAGCAGGTACGGGTCCTCTCAATATGCGTCCTACAAAGGCCGCGTACACACGTGAGAACCTAACGACAATCGCAAGCCAGGACTATGAGGCATGGTCAGTTGGCGCAACACCTGCTCAAACAGAGGTGCCGTCTGGTGACCAGGTCTGGATGAGAGTCAAGATACGAAACAGCCGAACTAGCTAAACAAACAACGCTACGGGCAATAGCAAAAGCGCCCCGGGTTTGCCCAAACAAACAGGCCCGGGGCTCTACATTTAGGAAGAAATGGCAGCGCGTACACAGACAATAGACTTCATGATTTCACGCATGGAGAAGATATGTGACATTGAGAACGACAGTCACCTATCTTCTGCTGAGAAGTTTGAGATTATGAATGCAGCCATTGCGGAGGCCTGGGACAAAATAATTGACTCAGGTATCGGAGACAAGTACGTAAAGTCTGCCACTTTCAACACGGTAAGCGGGCAACAGGAGTACCCAATATTCACCATTGCGTCCGACTTCTACCGTATCAGCCAACTGTATGTTGACGAAGGAAACGGTCAATGGCGCCCAATACACCAGATTCAGTCTGCTGAGATTCAGAGCTTCAGACCGCCAAACAGCGTTGTTCCGATGAAGCTTTACTATTTCCCATACAGTCAGATTCTAACCACTGGACAGACTTTTGACGGCATCAACGGATGGGAAGACCTTGCCATATACATTGCTGCCCAGGCTGTCAAAATCAAGCGGGATGAGGACTACAGCCAGATTGTTAGGCGCAAGATGGAGATTGAGAAACGTCTAGCCTCTATGGGCCAGATAAATCTAGCTGAGCCAAAACGAGTTGTTCGCAAGCGTCGCAGACTGTTTGACCCGTTCTTTATCTACACAAAGAACATAAATGCCTACCTTGTACGCGGTGACAACCTAGAGCTGTTCTACCACTATGGATTCATACCGTAATGTCTTCCATCAAGGTAAACAGGTCATACAACAAGTTCATTGATGTAGCCGGTAACACACATAAGACCAGGTATACGCCGGGCTATACGGCCAACGTCAGTGAGGATGATTGCAAGGACCCAGAGCGCATGGCAGCGGTTCTAAGCGCCCTGCACAAGCGTGTGCAGGACCTAGAGGCCACCAAGACACCTGACTTCATTGACTTTGAAAAGCGCCTGACTGCATCAGGCACAGTTACACTGTCGCATTACTTCGGCTGCCCAGTAAGATACAATGTAATCTACTGGAAGGGCTCTAGCATGCCCAACCTGAACGTCAACGAAACAAGCTCTGACTTGAACAACCTTGTGCTGAATACAACAGTTGCCGGTCTTGCCATCATACGTGTAGAAAAGAACCAGCACACACCAACCAAAGGAACCTAGTGGCTTCGCCAAGCAATACCGTAACCCCAGTTGTTGAGCGCGTACAGGCAGACATAGATATGTCTACCGGAATGGATGAATCCGTTCCTGAGGAGTGCATTGATTGGTCTAAGGCGTTCACAAACGTAGAGAATATGGTCAATACCAATGGGAGCTACGTACTGCGTAAGGGCGCCCCAACATTGGCCACAACGGACAGCACATCAACGTCCCTTGCACCAATTTTTCGTCTAGCATCAACCCAGGGCGGGCTTGGCGTCGTAGGCGCCTCCTACCAGCTCTACCATCTAAACGAGACCACGCAGCAACTCATCAACAAGGGCCGTCTTCCTGAGTTTAGCCACCAGCGTATCCAGGTCGGAGGTACCAGCGAAGTAAGTACGATAACCGGCGTTGCTGGCGTAGCTATAACAACAAACTACTACTGTATTGCCTATATGGGTGAGTCAACCGCAGGTGGCTCCACTGTCACACAGCTAATCATAGACATTCTGGACCAATCTTCCCACAACGTAGTCACCAGTCTGGCCTACACATCAACCGCTCTACACGCGTTTGCAATGGTTGGGGTTGATAGCCGGTACCTCCACATCTATCAGAGCCTTGCCGGCGGCTCCACCAAGCCTCAGATGTTTGTGATTGATACACAATCCCTGCCGGCAAACCCGGTGCTTAGCCCGTCGTTTACACAGTTCACCTCATCCGCAAACGGTGACTACGTAATGGGCGTGTGCGCCATCTCAGGAAACTCTGTTGCTGTCATCACTGGCACCAACATGAGGATTGAGAAGTTCAACAACTCAGCGGTGTCTGCGGCCAATGCAGCCGTCACTGGATTCACGTCTATATCAGGACTGGACACGGACGGAACCAACTTCTATGTGGCTGGACGTCTAGTAAACAACACGGACCCATCAGGTCTAACGCTTACATTCTGGAACAGGGGTAGCTATACGGCTAGTCCATGGAACGGTACCGCTTCAGCCGGAACGTCAGGCTCCAACGCTCTTACAGAGGCCACCAACCCGCCAACGACAGGAACAGCGGTAAACGGGTTTACTCCTGCACTGTTCAACTCAACCACAAGTACTATTGGCAACTCTACAGCATTGCCAAACCCAAGTGTGGCTGGAACCATAATACTTCTTGTAAAGATGAACAGTAGCTCACCTGAGCGCACACTATTCAACATGGTTGCCGCCGCCGCCACAAAGCTTTCGATAACGTACAACACAACCACCGGCTTCTGCTGCAAGCTGTTGAACGTTATTACAGCAAACATACCATATCCCATAGGTAGGTGGGCAATGGTGGTGCTAAAGTGGACTAGCCCAACTATAAAGATGAGAGTCAACAGGGGAGACTACACAGTAGTGTCAGGTACCCCGGCCAACACCGGGTGCTCAATCTTCATGGGTGTGACCAGCGGGTCCGCGCTTGACGGCTCGGTTATGGAGGTCATCTACGCCCCCTCTGAGCTATCCAACGGAGCCGTTGACGACATTAGGGAATATATGAACACAAGGTACGCACTTACCCTATAATGGCATCCTTTATCCTAAAAGTACTCAATAGCTCCTTTACGGCCACGCGTACTGTGACCGATAGCACAGCCACAGACGCTACAGCTGCGTCGCTAAGGGTTGCGGTAGACGGGTCAGGAAACGCCCGCCTGATGGCGTATACGAGCCGTATGCCTCCTTCCACAAGCCAGGTGTCCGCCGCGGCTGACCAGAGCGTACCTGTTGCTCATGTATACCAATGTATTACATCTGATACCACATTCACTAAACTAGGATACATAGCTGGTGTGAAGGAGGGCTCTGTACCGTTCTACAGCTCTGCTACTGGGCGCTTCTATGTCAATCTGATTGGATTCAGGGGAGGCCAGGGGCAGGTAAACGTAAGCACAGGAACCACGGGGAGCGCATCGGTTCTAGTTGATATTACCACCGGACAGACACTAGCGTCGTTTGCCCCTCCGCAGAGGTTCAGGGTTTCCGCCGCCATCGGTGAGTACGCCCCTGATGCAAGTTACCTACACAGTTCAGATACGTTTGGCTATTTCAACAACAACAAATCGCCGGCATACAAACCGGCCATATCAGGTCAAAAGGTGCTCTGCGGCCTCGGACAGATAGGAACACTGGCCGTACGTCAGTACTCAATGAATCTGCTTACTGCGTATGACCCGCAAGCAACAACGTTTAGCAACGACATGTATAGCGGCGGCATTGTGGGCCGCTACGACGGGTATTCGCCGTCTGAGCCAAGCTTTGTGTACGGACCATCAATATACGCAATTGACGTTGGCGGCGGGTCTCTGGCCGCTGGCACTTACTCCTATGTAGCCGTATGGACCTACCGTGATAAGGAGTCAAAGCTACACTTCTCACGCATATCTGAACCTGTGCAGATAGTCACCAGCGGTGGTACGTCAATAGTAAAAGTTGACGTGTCCTCCCCAGGCATTGGTTCAAGCACTGGACAGCTTACAATGCAGTTGTACCGAACCACATCAGGTGGCACTCAGTACTACAGGGTTGCTTCCAAGACCGTATCATCAACACCAACAACGTCCGTTGCGTCCTCTCCAACGCAAGAGACGTACATCACCTTCTCTGACCAGCTATCTGACGCAACTCTACAGAACAATGCACTTCTATTCCGTCAGCCCGGAACGGTAGGCACGCCACTTGACAGGGTTGCCCCACTGTCAGGGTGTCATGTGCTGCGCCACAAAGACCGCGTTTTCTACGCTCATGAAAACACTGTCTACTACAGTAGCTTTGACGTTGACGGTGAAGCTCCGTGGTTCAGTCCAGGACTTAGCTTTGATGTACTTGGAGGCTCAGGAGCCATTGTTGGGCTTGCCTCAATGGACGGAAGCATAATCATTTTCAAGCGTGACGCAATCTTCGTAGTTGACGGAGATGGCCCCCCTGAGAACGGCGGAGCTGGTAATGAGTACACCCCTCCACGTCGTATACAGGGTGAGTTTGGGTGCGTAGACCAGCGCAGCATTGTGGCCGTTCCTGACGGCATTATGTATAGGAGCCAGCTTGGCATTGAAATGCTCAACAGGGGTTTCCACACATCCTGGATTGGCTGGCGTATTCAAAACACGGTCAATCAGTATGCCTACACTGGTGGTTCCACGTTTGACCGAAAAACAGGGCGCGTTCACTTTGTTCTTTCCAACACAAAGACAACTGATGGCGGGCTTGATTACACACAGCCTGGCGTTGTCATTGTCTACGACACTGTCACCGATGCTTGGACTAGGTATTTTTATACCAATACCAATGCCTACGGTAAGGCTATGCAGGACGTATGCTTTACCCAGGCTACGTCCGGAGGCAACATGCTAGATACTTGTTATCTGGCCGACCACAACAACGGTGTGTTCTACGAATCGGAGACGTCAGGCCTGGATGCTGGGGGTGCGTTCGTACCGTGGACCATTGCCACCGGATGGGTCCGCTCCCAGTCCAAGCAAGACCGTATCAGGGTAAGCGACATACAATTCCTCGGTAGGTGGATATCCGGATTCAACCTTACATGTAGTTTCTTGTATAACTACAACCGTGGGTCAACGACTGCCATCAAGACCTTTGATGCAACGGGCACCAACCTAACGCCTGTTCAGTTGGAATTCCAGCCGTCCAAGGAGCAAGTCCAGAGCATGAAGTTTGTACTTACGTCTGCAACGCCCACAAATCCAACCACTTTGGGCTCAGGGCAGCAACTTGAAATCAATGGTATAACTATACGGGTAGCTCCAAGGGGAGGCGGCGCCAAGCTTCCAGTAGCACAAAAGGGATAACTTAGAATGACAACGCTTTACCTTCCTGGCCAGTACCCTGGTGCCGAAACATACTTCGGTGGCAGTCCACAGTTTGCGGGTGATTACTTCAACCGCGGACTACAGCTTCAGAACGCCATGGGTGCCCAGGCCGGCGGGTTCAACAACCTGGCAGCTTCAGGTCCAAACTACGCCTATGAAAACCGTGGGCTTGCCCAGAATGATGCTGACATAGCTGGCGGAGACCAGGCCGGGTCTATCCAACTTGACCGTGAGGCAGCCATGGGGTTGGCCCCCAGCGCTGCGGCTTACGACATGCAGCGTGGTCTAAACCAGGCCGTGGCATCCCAGCGCGGACAGGTGGCATCAGCCAGGGGCAACGCAGGTGTAGCCCTAGCACAAGGCAATGTCGGTGGGAACATCGCCGCTCTACAGCAGCAAGCGTTCTTGAATGCCCAGCAGATGAGGGCTCAGGAGATGGCCCAGGCACGCGGTCAGTACGGCCAGGACGTATACAACGCCAGGGCACAGAATCAGAACCGACTCAATATGGGAAACCAGATGAGTCAGTACAACTCCACCCTTGGTAGTAACTATGCACTTGGTATGGGCGGGCTTGCCAATCAGGCACTTGGGATGAGCTCTGGCCAGTATGTAAACAGCCTACAGCCAATCCAGGGTGCAATGAACGCAGACCAATTCAACTACAACACCGCCGCAGACGCATACAACCACTTTGCAAATAACCAGCTGGCGATACAGGGAGTTGCTCTCAATAACGACCAAACAAACAACAGTAGGGCAGCTGGGGCCGTTGGTACTGGGCTTACTGTAGCAGGTACAGCGGCAGGGGCTGCATTTGGTGGCCCTGGGGGGGCGGCTGTAGGTAGTTCTCTTGGTAAGATGGGAGGAGATGCAGTTGGTGGTGCGATGGGTAAACCACAGGTCTCTTCTGGATATACAGGCGCATCTGGTAACTATGGCGGCATAGGCGGCACCAACCCTGATTGGGCGGTATAATGGGCGGTCAAATATTCAATCCTTATGAAGCGATGGGCCTAAAGGGCTCCGACGCAAACCTTGGCGGTGGGTCTCCTGTACCCATGCAGGGCGACCCACTTGTCTTGTCCAACGACGACCAGATGACGAATGCGTCCAACCCAATGTGGGGCAACGCTCCGTCCACGTGGCACAACGACAGTAACGCCAGAACGCAACAGGACCCAGGAGTAGCCGCAGAGACCAATATCGTTTACGGTAACGCAATACCCACAACCGCTTACTCACACCCAGCGGACACATGGGACCTTGGCCAGCAGCTAAACGGTACTGTTGACCCGTACCATGACCCAGCGGTAGGAGCTATAAAGCAGTACATGTATGGTCAGCCAGGACAGGCCCCCCCTGGCGCTGTAAACGGTGGCGTATTCGCCGGACAGAGGCCTGACTTCAACGCCGTCCAGCTTGCGCGCATGGGTGGTGGCTACAACAATCAGGACCCGTCCCAGGCCTACCTAACTGCATACAACAATGGCGGCATAAGCGGTACGAACCCATACACTAATCAGGGTGTGCCGCAGGCCCAGCCTGGTCCTAAGCCACTTGGCTATGACGCAGGCGGTAGGCCATACTACAGCAATGCACACGCGTTTACCGACAAGAACGGTACAGTCTACGACCCTAAGATTGACCATCTAGAAAATGGCGTAGCAGTTGGGCCGTCAACTGGCACCAACATGAGCCAGCTTACGCCTGACCAGCAATATCAACGCGCATGGGGGGTTGCCCCAGCCCACACCTTTACGCCAGGAGTAAATCCAAATGTAACGGTTGCTAGGGGAATTACTGGTACCACTGGCAGGGAGCGCGGAGGTGCGTAAATGGACCAGGCCACCATATCAGCAGCCATTCAGAGCATCATGAAGGCCAACTACAATATGGGTCTGAACAAACAGGCGTCTACCATGCATTTTGGTGGTAAACTCAGCCCAGTTGGTCACAAACATATTGCGGAAGAGTCTGAGAAAGACGGCATGGACCTATACCGAGCACACCACATGGTTGGTCTAGGCCAGACAGTAGTACCGGGGGTCTAATGGGATTCGTAGCACCAGCGCCCAGGCAGCCAGTGAATGCTGGTGATATGTACGATAGGGCAAAAAGGTTCGTCAGTGACAGCGTTGACACTGTCAACGGACAGATGGGTAACGGCTACCCTGAGCCAGCGGACCCTGCCTCTGCTGAGCCAGAGATTGGTGACGTCCAGGAGATAACACCTAGCCGTGAGGAGTCAAACGACCACGCTGATGCAGCTATTGGTGAGGACGCATTCACTAGAAATCTGATGCCATCTATACCATCTGTAGGAGGTCCTGGTGAATTCTGGGGCCCTCAGATGCAGGACTACTCCAGACTTGGTGGCAAAGAGGTATTTGACCGTGCCTACGTTCAGGCGCCCGCCGAGGCAAGGTCCGCTGCAAAGGAGCTTGGAGACCTAGAGGGCCAGCGCGGAGACGCGCTAGCCGGAGCCATGGCAGACAACAAGCTGAACCAGCAGCTAGCGTTTGCCAATATGAGGGCAAACCAGATTGCCAACCAGGAAGAGTTTGCCAAACGAAACGCTGAGGTACAACAGGCTGCCCAGGCATATACACAAGACCTATCGGACACTGGTAGGTTCTGGAAGAACCCAGGGAACATACTTAGTGCTATAGGTGCCGCCATCGTTGCATGGGGTACCCCACAGGACCCAAGTGTAGGTATCAAGCTCATCAACCAGCAGGTTATGAACGATTGGAACCAGCGCAGAGAGGCAGCCAACCAAGGCATGGGTGAACTGCGTTCCAACCTGGCCGCTTACCGTCAGATGATGGGAGACAAAGAGGCCGGCGACATGCTTGCCCTGTCCGAGTCGTACAAAGTGGCAGCTATGGACCTACAGCGCATAGGCGCTCAATTTGAGGGCCCGCTAGCCAAGGCCAAAGCAAAGATGCTTGCGGCAGACATGGAGTCAAAGGCCGCAGTAGCCCAGGCAGACGCCTTCATGAAGGCGGTGAACATAGTTCCGCGTAGGTACGCACCTGGTGAGTACAAGCGCGTAGAAGAGGCGCGTAAAGCTTTCCCTGGCGAAGCGTATACGCCAATCACAGATGCACCAGGAGCGGTAAAGCCCGCTCAGGTGGCGCCGGCTGGTAATGCCAATGTCCCTGGGTTCCTTGCCAGGGACGCCGCGGAGAACGGCTACGACACTGGAACCAATGCTCCTTACATGGGCGGCGGCAAGTCAGCACCGTTGCCAGTTAGCGCGGCCATATCCGCACTGAAGGGCCGTGGTGGTCCTGACAGCAAAACTGCCATTGAGGGAGATATTGGGCTAGATGCAGCGGAGACAAGGGCCCCTGGCGTAAAGAAACTACTTCCTATGTACCAGCGCCAGATTTTGGACCAGGCCATCATAGCAACTGGCCAGCGTGGTGTGAACAATCCAGCCATTGTGCGTCAGGCGGCGCAGCAAATCATAAATAACGACGTAAAGCAGGCCGATACTGCAATCAAGGAGGCCGCCTCCAAAGGTGTGCAGACCAATCTACCAGCATGGCGCACCATGAAAACTGAGTATGCGCGCGTAAAGGCTGCAATGGCCGGTTCCGGTATGTCGGAAAATGATTTTCTTGGACACCTTAGGAACGCATCTGGTGATTGGGCAGACTGGTACCGTAGACTGGAACTAAACTACCTCACCGGTACTGATACAAAGGAGAAGGCCCAGCGAAAGCTTCAGCTTGAGGCTGTCGCCAATTTCCACCAGATGCTGAGTGAACGTAAGCTTCGCTACTACCATGACATGCTAGGTGGAGCTATGTCGGATAGCGAACTAGAGCTCGCCAAGGGTATCCTTGCCAACAACTCCAGTATGTCACAGATTGGCGGATTTATTGAACAGGGCAACAGGCAGGCCAATTCTGAATGGAGCGGTTACACCAAGCAGATTCCTCCACGTGCCGCTGAGATAATACGTATCCGTTTCGGTCTAAACAACCCAAGCTCTGACACCAAGGGTGTGGTCAAAAAGAAGCGCTCATCTGGTGATGATGACGACGAGTAAGGAGTAATCCTTGGCCGAGACCTTCTATTCCAGGGACGCCCTAGGCAACCCTGTCAAAACCACAGACCCAGATGTAGCCGGGCAAACCATAGCAATAGGAAACAAACCTATTGGTAAGGAAGAGGCGGAAGCATCCGCCGCCGCGGCGAGGAATTTGGCTAGAGCCGACAAAATGGGCCCACTGGGCACGGCTGCCCTAGGTGTAGGCTCAGGGCTTACTCTTGGCCTTGGTCCTGGCCTACTCGCAAAAGCTGGTTTGGTTGACCCTGGCCTACTGTCCGCCGCAGAGGCGTCACCGCTATACACTGTAGGTGACGTAGTTGGTACGGCTCTTCCAGCCATATTCTCAGGCGGTGATAGCCTTCTGGCGCGTACGCCAGCGGGAATGATGACCGGCGCTGGTAACCTTGCTGAGCGCCTAGCCGGCGGAATACTTGGTGAGTCATCCGGTCTAATGGGGCGGTTGGCTTCCGCACCCATCAAGATGGCAGCCAGGGGTATCCCTGAAGGTGCCCTAATCAATATGGGGCATACTGTAGGTGAAAGTCTTATACAAGACCACCCACTATCAGCGGAAAGTATTGCGGCAAGCGGTCTGGACGGTGCCCTGTTCGGAGGCCTTGCGGGGGCCGGGCTTGGCACTGTAAGCGCTCTTGGTGAAGCAGCCGCCGCTGGTCTCAACACTCTTGGAAAACGCGTATCAGTCGGTTCTAGGGGCATTGGCGCCATAGGAAAGTCACTGGGCATAGACGACCTTGGGGCAAGCACCGAAGATGCCACCAATAACGCTGTACGATATGGTCGTACATTAGAAAAGGGTGGCTCTGGGATGGGAGATTCCACCCAGGGCAAGCTACGTGGTACGGAGAAGGCTGAAACCATTTACAAAGAGACCCGTTCCAACGCAGTTGATGAATTGGAGCAGATGGCCCCTGACCAAGCCCCCAGCCCAGAACGTATCAAGGCAAGGCTTGATGAAACAGTGGTGGGTCCGAGGGAGGGTACTGCTCAGAAATCAGCCGCCGCCAAGGAGGTCAAGTCATTCTGGGAAGGTTTTACCAATGAGGAGCCTTTGGGTCGTCCAGAATGGAACGACAAGAACGACTTCCAGACCTACGCACAGTGGAAAGAATCAGGACACGGTGAGGGCCTAAAGGGTGACGCCAAGCGGGCAGCATACGATGAGTACAAGGCAGCCAAGGACATTGAATTCAACAAGTACAGCTCTGAATTCAAGTCATCAAAGGCCTCAGAATACTTCCCTGACAACTGGAAAGGCCTGATTGAGGCCAGGGACCGCCTTGCCAAAGAGATATCCCCAGACCGTGCCAACCCCCTCTTTGCTGACAAGAACACCATCAAGTCAGAGATACTAAACGCCGTAGATGATGAGATAACCCAGGCCATGCAGGTCGCAGATGAGAGATTGCCTGGTATTACGGAGAAGTACGCCGGTGCAACCCAGGGCCTAAAGACCACCGATGAGCTAAAGGCAGCGCTTGGCAAAAAGGCCACAGACCAGCTTATGAGCACAGGGCACGGTCTGAATACGCATGACTTCTCCTCATTTGGTTTTAGCGCCGCGCTGGGACACCCGGTTGGTGCCGCAACCATCATGGGCGCAAAGCTCATTGGGCGGCGTATCCACGGCCTGGCAGAGCCATGGCTTGCTGACATGGCATACAAGCAAATGATTGGCACAAAGGCCGCCGGCGCAAGGCTCAACGTACAAGGCAGGGTGGCAAAGGCCATCGGTAACTTTTTCAAAAACACCACACGTATCCCATACAAGGCAGCACAGGTTATCAGGGCAGAGTCTTCCAACTCCAAGCCAATGGACCGCACCGGATACGAAGAGTTTGCCAACAAAATGGAGAATCTGACGTCTGATGAGCACCAGAGAAAGGTGGCCGCCTACGTTGATTCTGTTGCCAAGCAGGGATTTCCAGAACTAGCCCAGGAGCTATATGGAACCAACGCAAGGGCAGTCAATTACATCGTTCACAACATGCCTGCGCGCAAGGGTTCAAAGAACCTTACGTCTCTGCGACCCGTACCCGTCAGCAAGGTACTTGATATGACAGAGCATAAGTTTGGACGCATTGGAAAGGGCATAATTGGTCCACTTTCCTTGGTAGACAAGCTAGAGTCAGGCCAGATATCCAGGGATGAGGTCCGCGCAGCGGCATATGTGTATCCCAAAATATGGGGTCCAGGTGGCATGGTTGCCCAGGAAGTAGCCGAAAAGGTAATGGAGATGAAGTCTAAGGGGGAAAGCCTGCCAATGGACAAGGTGTATGCCCTGGGTGCCGCGCTAAATAGCCCAATAGATTCAACACTACAGCCTGAATTCATCAATGCCGTTCAGGCCTCACTAGCACAGCCGCCTCCAGGTGGACAGTCAAATCAGCAAGCTGGTAATATGCAAGGCAACCCAGCGGGCGGACCAATCAATACCCAGAACCTTCTTACACCAACACAGAAAGCACTAGCGTAATGGCAACTCCTACAGACCTATTTTATCTACGACACCCACCTACTGACGCAGGCCTTGCAACTGCTGAGTCAACGTATTCAGTACAGTCACAGACCACATCTGGCGTTGCTGCAACCTTTGATTGGGTGGCCGGTCTTGCGTCTATCAACGCTGCCTGTAAGCCGCTGGGGACCGTACTTGTAAGCCTACAGTCGGTCACTACTGATTGTGTCGTTAGGTTCAAGGCAACAGGAGCCGCCGGTACCACGCTTACGAACGGTGCGCGCATTCCAGCCGGCCAGTCCATGGTGTTTCATTGCGACCCAGTGAAGCACAACCTGGTGGACTTTATCGCCACCGGCGCTGGAACGCTACTAATACAAGTCATAAGTGAAGTAATCCAGCGAAGGACCATTGCCTAATGAAGTACCTTACAGCTCTTCTGTTTGCGTTTGCTCTTACTGGGTGCGCCATGCGCAACAAAGAGCCAATGATTACGATGCATGTGGACACTTCGTTCACCATGCCGGAACGACAGTGTCTAGAGGCATCCGCTGACCAGTGGCGCTATCAGACGTCTGAATTTGCGGATGTAGAATTCAAGTACGACTTCAACTCACATAGTGTGACTAGTGTAGGTGAGAACTTCCTTCATGACCGAGTTGTGCGCTGGACATCCGACAATCCAACCGTAAAGGCTATTGAGGAAGCCAACGCAGAACCTGGCTCACCATACATGCTACTTGGCCAGGTGAACGGGCATCACCTCAATGATGAGGTGCGCCTACCCATTGAGATGAGGCTTGTGGCTGACCGATTGGGTGATGCTCACACATGCCGTCTGACCGCCATTCATGAGCTAGGGCACGTGTTTGGTCTGCCACACATGGCAAAGGCTACCGACATCATGTTCCCAGCCGTCATGTTGGAGCGCACCGAGTGTCTAAAGAAGGATGAGCTTACGCTGTTCTCCTACCTTGACCATGGCACAAACATAGAAATGAAACCGTGCGACGACCAGCCTGATTCAGACTTCCCTGAACTGTCCAAGGCTGGACCGGCGGACACAGAGAATATCTGGGGATTGCGGTAATGAAAGACCTCATAAACACCCATGGTCAGTCGCTGCTTTGGGCATTGGCATTTCTATGTGTATCGGTTCTTGTGGGTCTAGGTAAGCTGGACCCAAAGACTCTAGAGTACATGCTCTTCGGTCTAGCCGGTACCACTGTTCCGACCATCAAACGCCTCACTGACGCGTTTTCACCCAAGGGAGGGTCTGATGCACCCAGCGGTAACTAAGGCCACAGCGCCCGTTCTAATGACGCTAGCGGCCATTCTTTTGGCATCACTACATCACGGCTGCACTCCAGGACCAAGCTTTAGCATGATGAGTGCCACATACGATGCTGAGGTAATGAAGTGTGTAACAGATTCGGACACCCCACAGAAGTCTTGTGAGTGCCGCAAGTCATTGGATGAAAAGTACGGTCTTTGTGACCATCCTGAATGGCCTAGGATGGGGCGTTGTGACTACATGTGTGACCGAAACTGGTCCAATGTACCATACGACGCGGGTATAAAGGACGCCTCCGATGATAGTAAAGACTAAGAAGGGCTACAAGGTAACGTCTGAGGACGGTTCAAAGAACCTGTCTTCTGATGACCTGAGCCTGGAAGAGGCCAAGAAACGACTAAAGGAAGTGGAATACTTCAAGCACAACAAGGGCATTGGAGGTACCAAAATCAAATGAGCACCCCTATACTTGGTGACGTAGTTGACGTACTGGACCTAGCTGACCACCTCATAAAGATGGTCACTGACCTTGTTGGCCTAGAAAAGGCAAAGGCCTCATTGGACAAGATGTACGTCCAAGAGGCCAATGTTGCGGCGGACCTAGCTGAGCTTCAGAAGTTCAAACAGACCTCTGGTGAGCCACCTAGCCCATTCTAACCTGTGCGGTCTCTGCCGCTTTTCTCTCGCCGTAGGTAGTAATTCCTTTCGGTAGCTCATCGTTATCTAGCAGAATCTTATACATGCTAGAGCTAGACGTCATGTAGACAACTACACCCTCTGGATTCATCCATCCTGGCGCCGCCGCGGAACCAGATTGTCGCAGATATAGCAGAGCCTGTTGTACCGCCTCATCGGAGAACCCGCCTCGGTATAGAACAGGTACCACATGACAGCATTTAGGCCTGACTTCGTCAGTCCATCGCTCTGAATTGAATAGGCTAAATCGCTTTTCATTGAGTCCGTATCTACGATTGATACCCTGACCCCACCATTCCCCGTAGTGCGTTCCAGGCCCAAGCCCTGAGATAAGCTCATCGTTATGGTCCTCTACCCACCGCGCAAATCCTGCGTTGTCCTGGTTGACGTCAATCCACCTGTTGCGTGAACCGGCGTAAATCTCCCCATCAGGTGTGATGCAAATCTGAGCGTTGGTGCCGTCAATCTTCTCAGAGATGATGCAGTGCCTACGCAGGCGCGGAATCTTTGGGAACGACTCAAATACGGGTCTTGTCATGCTTTTTCTCCACAGAAAAGTTTGAATTCAGCTTCACTACCTCTAAATACCTGACGGTCGCAAGCACCCTGCACGCCGGGCACAGGTGCTCCCTTATCACCGCTATATTGGCACAGAGTCCAGTTCTGTACTCCACCGGGCAGTGCGTGGAACGGTAGCTCTGAGGTGCAGCTAGGTACATAACCCGGTGCGCCGTATGAAGCGTAGCAAAACGGAACATCGTTCAGTACCCCTGACGCCTCAAGCGCAGGTTGATGCTGCCCACAATAGAAAGGATAGCTATACACCACACAAGACCTAGGAACAGCGTAGAATTCATTGTTTGGGAACCATAGTCTATTTACCTCAGCATTGAATTGCGCCAGCCACTGGACGCAGTGTGCAGGGTGACCTTCTGGGTACCTTGGAGGTGCGTAGTTGCCTGGCGTGCAAAACTCCCAGTCAACCATTGGGGGTAGTTCTCCGGGGCTAGAGCCCAACCCACCAGAGGCCTTGTAGAAAAACTGCGCCTGAGCGATAGGGTCTGAGTCATGGGAGCAAAAGTGATATGCACCCACCCGTAGTCCCGCGTCACGGAGCTTATCCAGGAGGCTAGCAAAGGCGAAATCACGCGTGCTGCTGTACCTTGAGCTTTGGATGTACGCAAACCTGAATCCTGCCTGAGCTATCTTTTGTGCGTCTAGGTTCTTCTGGGCGCTTGAAACGTCAATGCCGTTGATGGCATCAGGAATGATTACATTCACTTCTTATGTCCTACAGTTGAAGCAGATGTAAGTGCCATCCGGCTGGTTGGCGGACGCGTAATCGTTGCGCTGGTTGCACTTCCGGCAATTGTGGCCAATTGCTGCCACGGGAATGGCCTTGGTAGTGTCTTTCGTTGGTGGGCCTCCCCTGTATGGCCCCGCGCCAACAGGTGTCACAGGGTCCGTGTTACGTTTTATGCCCCATAGGGTACCCGGCGCGGTTTGGGGCGTGTTGTTGCCGTAAGGACCAAACCCCTGGCTAACCTGGCAACCCCAGTTACCTTCCCAGTAACCAAATGAAGCGTCATGGAAGTAAACGCGGCCAATCATTCGGTTCTTATTCTGGCCTGTATGTTGGCTACCCAACCTTGGGTCATACGACCAGTACAAAGCGAGACCGCCAGTACCCATGCACCACTCGCATGCGCAGTTGTTATCTACCTCAGGCACTGCGTTGGTTGGTATACCGAACCATGCCGCCATGTTACTGGCCTGGGGATGAGGACTAAGACCCATTTGCAGCCTTTGAAGCTCTAACGAACACATTGGTAAGTTCATAGAGGTCATCCTTGTGGAACATGACGCCTGACCAGTGGAAAGCCTTGCCGTCTTTGCCGTGTCTGAACTGCTCTAGAAACATCATGTTGTCCTTGTTGGTCAGTCTAAATACAGCCCTACCAGGCTCACCATCGTTGAAGTGCTTTGACACATGCTCCTGCACAGACATGGCCTGATTGCGCCAACGCTCCGCGGATACCTCAATGGGCGGGCAAGGTTCACGCTTTTCATCCTGAACGTCTGATTGCTCAGCCGCCTCTACGTTGGTAGAGCCGGTGAACATGTCCACGGTCCTGTCGGCAGCACTAGGTTTACCCATGTCGGTCATGTCCAAGTGTGGCTTGATACTCTGCAATAATCTTTGAGTACTTGAAGTATAGTTCTCTGTAGTGAGAGGTGTCTGCTGGGCGCGGAGGACAGCCAAGCATAAGTTTACAAGCAAGCATAAACTTGCGGTACATACCATCAGGAGTCATTGGTTACACTTTCAATGAAGTCCTGTAGAGGACGCAGTTGTGGCCTAATGACTGTAACGGCCTTATACAGTTCATTCCTGGTACGGTCTAAAACTTCCTTACCAAAGTGAACCTGAGTCATTGTGGGTATCCATACGATGGCACCAGTATGAGTGCTCACCAGTAGGAAATCCCTCATGGTGTAGTCAACACCAGGCCATTTTTTCAAAAATGAGTTTTGTGAGCACAACAGGACTTCGTCGTATGGATAGTCCTCAGTACCAGAAAACTTCAGTGAAAGAGATTTAACCTCTACGGCGCGGCTTCGCAAGAGGGGTGCACCATATTTTCCTGTAAAGTGTCCCACATCAAGGTCCCAAGTCTTTGAATGGTCTTTGCCATCGTCGTACTTGAAAGGATGGTGAAGCGTGACAAGCCCGGCTCTAGACAGGACAGCGCCCACCCATGCCTCCCAGTAGGCGGCTGAGTCAGCTCTGCTTTTGAACGATTCGCTAACTGGTCTCATATGTCGTCCGAGCACCGCTGGGTGCACGCTTTGCAGCAACTGCACTTGTACTCATAGTCATAATTTATTTCTTCTCGGTAAGGACATCCGTGCTCAGAACCAGGACACTTGCACTCTTCGTACTCTTCGTCCAAGTAACCATTTTCATGGTTTGTCATTGTTCAGGGCTTTCCATGTTTGAGCCGTCAGCCTCTCTTTGCAGCCGGCGCAGACGTTTATTGTGCTCACTGACGTACTTCTTGTGCCTTGGGTCCTTCTCCGCAATCCAGTGCGCATCCCAATTCTCCTCCCACGGTCCTTCTGATTTTTTCTGCTTCTTTGTCTGCATTTTTGGCATGCGTTCACCTTTGAATCAGGCCGCACCGAAAGTCAACCGCAATGAATCTCCTTGCGTCATTTTGCGCACCTGCTAGAAGAACCGACCATGACTGACCGCGGATTGCTGCTTGACTACTGGAAAGAACTTGCCGACAGAGAGCGAAAAATTGTACTGGCATTCGTAGCCAGGCTTCTTGCTGGGCAAAAGATACACGGCAAGCTGTCGCCAGGTAAAAAGAACTGGAAGTATGAGGCATGCGAGGAGTCTCTGGACGCAGCTGTATACATGTGTGCGTTACTCCATGACACAATGGAGGATGCAAGAATCAAAGCGGATGAGGTGGCTGAGGGGCACTGAATGGTGATTCAGAAGGCAGGACGGACTGGTAGGTCGGTCAAGATACAGTCTCACTTGCAGGCGGCAACAGTGACTCACTATGAGTTTGTTTGCACCTGCGGTAAGCAGTACTGGGCCAGGGCCGGCCAGATAAAGAAAGGTTGTGGATGTCAATTAGGGACAGAAAGGCAGCGCAGGGAAGCGGAGGACAGGCGCCTACGGTTCCTGACAGTGAACGGGCCGCTCTTGGTGCGGCAATTAGGGACCCAGACTCAGCAGAACTAGTTGTCACAGAGCTATGTAGGGAAGACTTCTACACCGTGCGCACACAGTCCATCTTTCAGGCTATTACTGGCCTGATGGAGGATGGTCATGCGCTTAGTCCGGTGTCCGTGGCAGAGCGCTCTGGTCTGCCTAAAACGGACGTAGAAGAGCTTTTGAGCGACAGCAATGGGATTGGGTCATCTCAGCTAAAGACGCTTATAAGCGAAATAAAGCGCATTGGGCAGCTACGTACCATTTACAACGCATGCCTGAACGCATCCAGTCAGATTGGAAAAGACTCCAAGCTAGACCAGGTCCTAGAGGTCCTGGAGAAAGGCCTTTACCGTGCGGATAGAGACGGCTCTGATGACGCCAAAGACGGGTCGGAAGTCATGCGCAAGGTTGTGGATGACTTTATCGCTAGGCAAAAAATCGGTGGAGGTCCGGAGATATCCTCTGGTCTACGGGACCTGGACAGGGCGCTTGTTGGTCTTCGCCCTGGAAAGCTTGGCGTCATTGCAGCGAGGCCGTCTATGGGCAAAACTGCGCTTGCCTCCACTATCAGGCGCTCTGTACTTGCTCAGGGATACGGAGTAATTGAGTTTGCACTGGAGATGTCTGCGGAAGAGCTTCTAGAAAGGGAACTGGCATTCCAGGCACAACTCAATCTACGCAAGGTGCTGTCGGCCAAAGAGGTATCTGAGGATGAGCTTATCAGAGTTGGTGCTGCCACCGGGAGCGTGCTTCAAGGAAGATGGTTCATTGATGACCGTACCTACAGCATCGCTGGTATCCGACGAAGAGCCAAGGTTGTGGCTGGAAGAATGGCTAGGGCAGGTATCGCACTAGGGTGTGTCATTATTGACTACCTACAACTTGCTGGAGACAATGGTGAAGGAAGAGAACAGTCCATTGCTGCAACTAGCAGAGGTTGTAAGTTTCTCGCAAAAGAACTTGGATGCACGGTTTTGGCCCTTTCGCAGCTCAATCGTTCATGTGAGTACAGGGAAGACCGCAGACCACTTATGTCTGACCTGAGGGAATCAGGAGCTATTGAGCAGGACGCGGACTGGGTAGGCTTCGTTTACCGTGAGCACATGTATGACAACAGCTTCCCGCCAGAAGAGACTGAATTTATCATCAGAAAGCAGCGCTCCGGACCAACCGGAACCATTAGACTTCAATACAATCCTAAGCTTGTGTCTTTCTCAGACAGGGATATCCAGGCTTCCAGTGCGATTGAAAATAATGAACAAGCAACAGCTCCAACAAACCATTGAAAGGCAGAACGAAATGTACGGTACCAAAGCAACCGCGCACACGTCGCTAAAGGACAAGTATGTCGTATGGTCTCCTGAGGCCGAACAACCTCCGCAGTACTGCTACGGAAGCCGTCCAGACGCCATCAAGCTGGCACATCTAATGGCCACCAAGAACCCTGGACAGAGGTTTGCGGTGTGCAAGATTGTTGGTTGCGCGCAGACCAAACAAGTTGCCTTTGAAAGCTATGAGGACTGACATGAGTACCGATTGGAGTAAGCAAAGAATCACTAAGCGTAATCTTGCAAAGTTCATGCGTGAGGTGGCGAATCTGATTGAAAAGCGCGGCCTACACAAGGGTAACTATACGAATGGCCGTGGCAAGTACTGCCTTTTAGGTGCAATGAATAAAGTGGAAACCGGCCACCCGTACGTCGGTGGTGAATTTTGCGATAGGTTTGCAGACACCGCGGAACGCGTACTTCAGCACCAACTTCTCTCTAGGTGGATTAGCGAATTTTCTGATGCCCAGGATGGCAACGCTGCCCCAGTTCTTGGGTTGCTCAGGAATACCGCTGCAAAACTAGAGCGCGGACTATCAATACCAAAAACTAACTTCATCGGAGTTGCCTTCAAATGAAAATGAAAATCACGCCAGAGACCAAGGTTGTCATGGGAATTCTCAATGAGCGCATTGAGTCAGAGACGCGTCAACTGGAGGTTGATGTAGCAGAGTTGGACAAGCTCAACAAGGACCTATCTACCAACACTGGACTGTATCTTCCGGGCAACGACGCCAAGGCGAATGTACTGCGCGCAGCCATTGACCGTCGTACCCAGTACCTGAACGACAGGAACGATGAGTTTGCAGTCCTGCGGGCGCACTCCGGTCCGCGTTGCATGGTAGAGATTGACTTCTAGTGGGCACAGGAGTGCTAGCGCTTGTGGTTATGTTCACAAGCGTTTGTGTAGGATTGCCGTGCTTCTACATGGGGTACATTCTTGGTAACTTCAACCCGCCAGAAGACCCGCAAGAATCCTAAGACACTGAAGGATGGCAGTGAGCCTGAAAAGGATATTCAAAAGCGTATTCTTGACTGGCTCAAGGACACTGGCGTACTTCACTGGCGCCAGAATTCTGGAACAGTGTTCCTTGGTAATAGGTGCATCAAGCTGGGAGAGGACGGACTGCCTGATATTGTTGTCATTGTCCCTCCTAATGGCCGTGTACTGGGACTTGAGGTGAAGTCTGCCAAGGGTCAGCTGAGGCCCAAGCAGACGGAGTTTATGGCAAGCCTGCGGAATGCAGGCGGCAAGTACGTGGTGGTAAGGTCCTTGGACGCAGCTCAACACGCACTGGCCGAAACGATGGGAGAGGAACAATGGAAGCTACTGCCAAACTGCGATTCGGCACCAAAGTGCTTCAATGTTCATTGAATCCGTTGCAGGCTGCTGAGATAGCTGCTAGTAAATACGGGTTCTTTGACCTTGACGTTGATAGTGACGACAGGGGAGTCAAGATAAAGGCAACGGCGCATAGGCGTACCGTTACAGCGCGTGGAACCAACACAGAGGCAGCCGTAGAGAGGCTACTGGAGATATTCACAGAATGAGCGGACAGATTGGACAAGCCTTTGCAGCTGCCCTGGTAAGGGTGCAGGGCAAGATTGAAGGGGCAAGGAAGAACAGTGTCAACCCACACCTCCGAAATAAGTATGCTGACCTCGCTTCATGCTGGGATGCCTGTAGGGACGCACTTCAAACTGAGGGTATTGCGGTCATTCAATTCCCTGTTAGTTCGGATGATGGACGCGTGGGTGTTTCCACAATGTTGGTTTACGGACCTACTGGAGAGTTTATGGCTCAACCTTACACTCTACCAGTTAAAGACCCTACTTCCGCACAGGCAGCTGGTAGCGCAATTACTTACGCACGTCGTTACTCCCTCTGTTCAGTGATTGGCATCTGTCCTGAGGACGATGATGGTGCCGCAGCCAGCAGCAAGTCCGTAGGCAAGAAGGTGGTGAATGGCCCAGGGTCTGACAACGAGACCTTGTGGCGAAGGAAGTTTGATTCAGCGGTCACTGTTGATGAGATGAAAGATATCTATCAGCAGTTCAAACACAGCGCGGTTCAGGAACCTGAGAAGACGAAAACGCTTACTGAATGGTCCAAGACAATCAAGGGCCTACTGGAGAAAAAGTAAATGGCAGCGACTGTAGAGCTACGTGGGTACGTAAACAAGCCTGAGGCCAAGAAGGCCGGCACCGGCCGTGAGTACAGCAAGTTCTCTCTTGGCGTGAAGCAGACCCAGAAGGCATACAAGGACAATCCTGAGGAGGTCACTTGGGCAAACTTCTTTGTGACTGACTACAACTCCAGTAGTCCTCCAAACGCAAAGGCCTTTGTGACGGTCAAGGGCTACCTTACGGTCAAGGAAGTGGAGAAGGATGGTTCTAAGCGAACGTATCTGGAGGTCAATGCCAAGTCGGTGGATGTTGCTCCTCCTCTGGACGGTAATTCTGACACCGGTGCGGCTAAGGTCGCTGCAAAGTCAGACAAGGACCCGTGGGATGAGTGATGGCTAATGACCTGGTGAGGGTTAGTCTACCTATACTTCATCCAAGGCCCAGTATGTCCAAGTCTGCCCTTCTGCTGTCTCCGTGCCAGCGTTGGGCGGACCAGGACGTGAAATGGTTTGACGATGACACCAGGGACAAGGAAGACCTGGTGGCAAGGGATGAAGGTATCACATTCCACCGTGATATTGACACTGTCAATAAAACCAATGCCGTTTCATACGATAGTGGCTCTGACAATGTTAATGCCTGGCTAGCCGTGGCAGTAACATACCTAGAACAGGTTCTAGGGCCAAGGTGTGATTCAATCCAGTCAGAGGTGGCCATTGCAGTCAACTGGAGTACGGGAGACTCCGTGTTACTCAACTGCAAAGACCGGAAGTACCCAGACATGCCGGGATACCAGTTTGGTACGGCAGACTTGGTTTGTAAACTAAAGCATGGTGGATTTCTTGTAGCTGACTGGAAGACTGGTTCGGACGCTGGCTCTAATGAACAACTAATGAGCCTAGCGTACGGATTATCAAGGTGGATTGGCGGGCCAATCTACATTTCATGCCTATCCGTCAACAAGGATGGTGTGTGGCCAAACGAAAGAATGGTCACCTACTCAGAATTGGAAGCGCACTATCAGTGTATGAAGGCACGCTGGGAGGATATCAATGTCGGACAGCATGAGTACCGCATTGAGCTACATTGCACTGCTCTTTATTGTCCCCATCTTGCCTACTGTGGCGCTATCAGTCATATTGTTACAAGCCAAGCGGAGAAGGCTGACCCAATGCTAGTTGATGAAGGCTACGACTACACAGATGAGCCGCAGACAGACGGTGAGGCCGGTTACACCATGTCGGTCATTGCCGCCGCCAGGCGTCAGATGAAGTACACCGAAAGCAAGCTCAAGGAGTACATCAAGCACGGCGGTAGGGTCCTGAGCGGAAACATGGAATGGTCTGACGGTAACAACGGGTTCCGGTGGAGGAAGGTCAAGTGAGCGAAGATAGGGTAAAGTCACGCGCTGAGCTGGTTGTGTTCTGCCGTGATTACGTAAAGAAGCGTCGTCAGGTTGCATCGAAAAGAGGTGAGAAGTGGCCTGGTAAGAACGCCTCTCCGTTCATGCATGAGCTTACTAGGATGGTAGATGCTGCGTTTGACAAGGATGGTTTCTAATGAGCAACGTTATCCCTGAAGTTGGTATGGAAGTTGAATACTCTTACGCAAACCGAAATGCAACGTCACTGACCAAGATTGCCAAGGTGTCCAAGGATAAGAAGTGGTTCATACACCACAACTCAACAAGTGCATGGCCATCAAAGTACCTTGTGCGAAGTGGGGAAAAGGTCATTTTCAACAAGGAGATTGGCATTGGTGATTACTGTAGCTGGGTCGTTCCACAGGACTGGGTGCAGTTTTGAGCAACACAGAACGCTTGCGTGACAACCTGATTGCCGCCGCCATCGAATACGTAGCATACGTAGCAGACAAGGCCGGGGCGCACTACACTCCAGCTGGCCGTGAGTTGGCCATGGCTGTCAAGATGTACCGTGACCATAAGGCCACCTGCGAGGCTAGGTCACACTCTGCGTCAGAGGCATAGTGGCAGAAGAACAGTGCCTTTATGTAGCAGCAATCACAAAAGTATGAAGCTAAAGCAATTTACAATCAATGACCATAAGTTCGTAGAGAGCGATGCCAAGTTCTGGCAAACCATGGCTGAAGGTCTGCTGAAGTGGTACGCGGACACTAGGGTAGAGTCAGATGGTGACCGTGAAACAAAAGCAGTCATCTGCGCCAAGCTTGCTGGCCTGGGACTCGCAATCCACGGTCACTTTACGGCTGCCGTGGAAGCCCTTAGCGACACCGGCAGTCCAACTATGCTGGAGCACGGTATGCACTCTGCCAAGATTGGTGAACGCCAAACTAACGCAATGGAGGTGCGGGCCGAACGCCTGCTGAGTTAATGGGTAAGTGGCTCATCAACTACACAACGGGTGATAGGCACGGTCCGGCCAGTGCTGAGGAAGAGGCTCTTTTCCAAGAGGCCTTAGATTCTGGGAAGGCATTTTTTCTCAGGGATTGGCACTGAATAAAACTGCCAATGACCGTAGAGGATTACAACAAAGAAGAGTAGTTCCTAAAACCAAACGCTAGGCCCTGGCTTTTTCCGAGGTCAGGGCCTTTGTGTTTTGCCTGGGCAAAATTCCCCCAGATATTCCAACTAAGGGGCTTTTGGCGCTCTGGTATAACTATCGCCGTTCAGGTTGGTGTTCAGTACATGATGTAGGTGGCACGCACGGTGCAATTTGTCTGGAATTGGCACGGCACGTTCTAAGCAATGAATCTAAAAACTGAGACCACCGTTTTTTCATTGCGATTCAATCGGCGCTGAGTCATGGTTCTTTTCCCGGTCCGATTGTGGGCCGGCTGGAGGTTGCAAACATGAAGCTCGGAGTCGCCAACTCAATCGCCGTCTTTGACGTTGACCTGTCCGCTACTCAGGACGTCCGCCCCACGTACACCGACTGCGTTGTGCTGCTCAGTGCGGAAGACAAGAGTTGCAATGACCTTGGCCAGGAATGGCTTGCCTGTATCTCGGAGGAGGTGTGACAATGGCCACCAAGTACGTTGTTGAGACCAGCGCCGGCACCCAATGCTCCTTCAAAGACCGTTGGACCGCGGACAATAAAGTGACGGAGTTGCTTACCAAGGCGGGTGAGCTTGGCGTGGCATACAGTATCACACTCACGCAACGTGACACACTGGCCGACGTTGACGTCCCTGCTGAAGTGCTTGCCACGTTCCACATCGCCGGGCCTCAGCATGCCTGAGCAGGACATCGTTGAGGTCAACGCGGCCGATGAGAAGTGGTCCCGCGCCGTAGAGCTTGCTACCGCCATCTCACGCGGCGCGCTAAACGATGACTCCAAAGACTACGTCTCTGCATGCGACGCACTGGCGGAGCTTGTGGTTGAGCTGAACGAAAACCCCTACTTCTTTCACTTCTAACCCTAGCGACACACAATAGGTGACATCATGGGCAAGATTGCTAAGACTTTTGACGTGAGCGGCTGCACCAACATTGACCAGGTGCTCCAGCTTAGCGGTACCGACTGGGATATCCAGTCGCACAGGGCGGCCGGGTCTCTTTGGACGGACGGCGGTTTCCGCGCGTTGGTCCGTCCTGACACGGGAACTGCGCTTGCGTTCGTCGGTGAGCGCTTTCGGCCCAATTCGCACCGCGCACAACTCCACACACTGGACAGGCTGGTAGAGGACTGGACCATCAGCCCGGTCTCGGTCAGTGTGTGGGATAACGGCGCCATCATGGCGTACCAGTTCCGCTGTCCGGGGCTGGATGTGACGGTGCATGACCGTGACATCGTCTCACCGCTGCTTACCCTGGCGTTCAGCTACGGCTTTACGCTTGCTGACTTGGCGTTCTTTGCAGACTTCCGCTGGCACTGCAAAAACCAACTTGGAAAGGTGGCCAAGCTGGCGACCGACCGAGTCAAGCACCGCGGGGACATCCACCTTAACTACGGTGACGCACTCGCCCGCCGTATGTCGGAGCTGATCGGTGAACTGGGGGACCACTATGCGTCAATGCGTCGCATGGTGGGCAAGCCGCTGGGCGGAAAAGCTCTTGTGGAGTACTTCGGCGAATCGGTGGGCGCTACCAAAGAGGATGTGGAGAGGGCCTGGGTTAGTGAGCCAAAGGACCTCACTGGCGCTGCGGCGCGCATCCCTGAGATTGTGGAGTGCTATCAATCGGATGACTGCGGAGCCCCCGGCAGCGTATGGCAGGCGTACAACGCTGTCACCAGGTACGAGACTCACAAGGTAGGACGTACGGTGGAGAGTCGTACCCGCCGGATGCTACTCGGAAGCGGTAACGAGGTCGCATCCAATGCCTTTGAGGTCGCATCCAGAATTGCCGCCTGAATCATAGTGTGTGCTCTGGTGAGCTAGGGCAGGTTCAATCCCTGCCCACACACCTAATTGTCCTAACCCTAGCAGAACGGTGATACATGGTCGCACAAGCAACTGACACGGCGCGTATCCTCTACACGTTTGATTGTGGAGGTAAGACAATGAATGTGTATGACGGAGTGGGATTCCCCTCCCCGGAGCAGGCCCCCAACCTCCACAACGTAGGGGACCATACGGATATGTCTCCAGCCTCCTTCCGACGCCGGCTGCTTGCGTGGGCCGAATTGCTGGAGTCCGACATGGTGAGAGCCCATTGGAGGTACAGCACATGGGGCCGCTCCACGTATGCACTTGACCCTGGCGAGGTTTCCGGCGGGAATATTTGCGGGACCGTGGCTTGCGCTGGTGGTTGGGCCTTCATGCTCCCAGAGGCACGGTCCGCAGGAGTGATGTCCTGCGGCCGACGCATTCATGACAGCATCCGCGCTGTCGCCGACGATGAGTCCGATGAGCGCCTTGGCTCATGGTTTGGTCTGGACGCTGCTGACCGTGATTACATCTTTTACGCAGCTGCACCTACACACAATGGCCCCATGCTGTTCATGCCCAGCCAGCAGGGCGGTGAGGCAGGAAGTACCAGCGGTGAAGTCGCCGGCGCTATTCGCTTTCTAGCTGACGCCAAGTACCCAAAGCCCAAGTCCAAAGCGAAGCGTGAACACAAGCCGGGCACGCGCGGATGGTGCGCCAAGAAACTCAGAGAGGCCGCTAACGCACTTGAGTCAGGGCATTGGACCCGGGGACGTTACTTTGGCATCCTTGATGATGGCGACCTGTGCATGTGTGCGCATGGTGCGATTGGAAGCGTATCCAACGATTGGTGTATTGCCGCGCTAGCCGGTTGTGTGGCCGGGAGGGGCGACAAGGCCACGCTGGCTACGTTGGGGATGACTGGCGTGGTGGGGACCGTCCGCGCGGCGAAGGCGGCGGCGATGGCGGAGGCGGAGGCGGCGGCTTCTGGGGTGGCGAGGACGGCGGCGGCGATGGCGACGTGGTGGTCGGCGGCGGCGGTTGGGGCCAGGGTGCCGCCAGGTGAAAAGTACACTTGTCCGTCATGGGCGGAGGAGAAGAATGCACACATGGTGCACTACTATGCGAGCATGTATGGGTGCACGTTCTCATTCAACGACGCACATGGCAGGTCTAAGGATGAGGTTGTGGCAAAGCTCAGGGAAGCTGCCTGGAGAACCGACCACGGAGGACGTGAGTACCCGTACCGCCGGAATGGTGTGACCAAGTGAGCGCAATCACCAGGGCCCTCATTGGGCATACCGTCCGCTACCGCACTGCATCTGGCACTGAGCGTACCGGACTCATGCTAGCGCTCCGCTCCAGCTACGCGCTTGTGGGAGTGCAGGATGAGAAAAAGCCATACACCTACGTGTACAACTCCACTCACAGCTGTATGGTAATGACTCCGAACAACGCAATCTGGGCCGTCCCCTATGATTGCATCATTTCAGCGGAAAGTAGGGCCAATCATGAAGGTGTATGATTATCAGACTGGCAACACGCTAAGTGGTAAACCTACACAGGGGATGATCCGGGAGTCCGAGCGTGAGAGCTCCGGAACGGGAGCTGTTGGCGCAATTCTCCGCCGGGGCTGGTGGTACTATGTGCCCCAGAGTCGTCAAAGCGCGTTGTCTTCCTCTGAGTGCGGTTCGCTCCGCACCGTGTACGTACAATAACGTGAACGGATAGCATGGTAGGAACGTGTCGTTCATTTTGATGGCCATCATTCTTGCCGCGCTCATGGCTACCGGCGGAGACGATACCGATTAGCGGTCAGACTCATCTCCTCCGATGCTGTAGAGAACAATAACCACAATGCACACAAGTAGGAGGGTTAGCACTTGCACTGCTGGCCCTTCCTACTTTTGACCGCCGCCAATCACTTCCGACAGCGGACGGGTGATTCTGCGGACCACTGTAGGCCTGTTGGGTACGGCCTCCACACGTCTGGTGGATGACTCTGGCTCAGTGGGTGCTAGCTCTGCCATCCCGGGCAGGCCTGCTAGCTCACGTGCCAGATTGCGGATGGTCTCCTCCTTGTGTGATAGCTCCTCCCTTAGGCGCCTAACCTCATCCGCTGCCAGTTGGTACTTACGGTCCAGCTCTTTATAGGCGCGGTAACCCTTGGCGCGTTCGTCACCTTTGGCATTCCACATGCATAGCCTCTTCCGCTTTTATCCGCCCTTGATTGGGCGCCATTGGTGCCATAGGCTTACCCCGTAACAATGACGCGCGCAATGTGGTGTTTTTGCACTGTACGTGACTGACACCCAAGTCCAGGAGATAAGTACATGAAAAGACTACAAGGACCTAACGTGATGCGTCAAAAGACCACTGACCAAACTGGGGAAAACGACAAGGCGGAATCCGCCTCTAAACACTTTCTAGCCATTGCTGACCCGGAGAACGCCCTAGGCCGCGCCTACGCTGCCTTGCTCAGGGAACGCGCCCAATCCCTCCGAACGCCTCTCATGCTGTCGCTGGAGTCCAGGAAACGGATAGCAGAAGACCTAGACGCCCTTGCCGCCATCGCAGAGGTTGCACCACATGTCTTTGGGCTCATTGACCGAGCCAAGAGACGGTAGTGACAGATTGTCATGTCGCTTTGACAATTCGCCAGTGGATTGTGTTGGCAAGTTGGTTCAGGCTGAATGACTCAAGCGTGAAGGAGATTACAGCCATGTTTACCGCCACCACCATTGCGCGCGTTTTTGATGACATCGCCCAGATGAAGCGCAACGAGGCTTCTGCCCTGCGCGTATTCGGTAGCATTGATGCCTACATCTCCGACGCAATCGCAGAGACCAACTACGCTGACGCCTTTCCCAACGTTGCGGAGATTGTGTGCCTAGGTGGGGATGAGTGCCTGTCCGCACTGCTGAGCATCTATGACCCGTTCGGAGCGCCGACCCCGCGGGGCGCCATTAGGCTGCACAATTACATCCAACTGAAGCCATGCACCCACACCTGGTACATTCACCCAACAGAGGGTCTCTCCCACGCCGTACGCCACGGCGAATAACTCAGACCAAACTACTCACACTGTAGTATGCAGGCCTGGGCTCCAAGCGAGTCCGGCCTTCGGCTTTTCTGGCCACATCTGCGCACACCAATGGCATGGTTGGCCAGGTGTCAAGGTCAACCTAAACGGATAGCGGTTTGCTGAGCCGCGGTAGGGCCTAGGACGTCGTTTGAGTTTTAGGCTACCTACCCAGCATGAGGCTTCTGAAACGCAATCCTGGGTGAATTCCAATGACGCTAGCTATTGAGTTTTTTGTCATGGTACGTTCGTTGCTTGTGTCCACTTTTGGTGCGTTGCAACACGCGCTTTTTGTTGCATCGCAACATGAGCCAGGTTAGGTCTTTTCACGTGAAACGTCCCTGGCAAGCACGTTTTTCTTTGACGTCTGCTCTGAACCATGCTAGGGGGGTCGGTTCTCTAGTGGTTCAACCACCTAACCAGAGGTCCGATGTACCGATGTACCATCCGATGTAACCAGGCGAAGCCTTCCCGCCATGTCAAGTCTTTTCTTCCGCATAGTTTTTTTCACACCGCTGCGCACATCCTTACACACTGCAGACTTTGCACAGCACCATGACATCCATGTCATGTAGGTTGTGCGGTAGCAACATAAGTTGTGCACCTACAACATCGCTATTGTTGCAGTGCACCATATGCAATATGCATGCCTATGTTGCGGCGCACCATGACGTTTGACATTTTGTCATGGCACGGGTCTTGCAGTTGACACTTTGTCACTATCGTTGGCATGGGGGGATTTGCCCATAGGCTAGGCCCTATAGGCTAGTGCCCCTGGGGTGGTTAGCCCCCATGGAGGGGTGGGTGCAGGCCCCGAAGGGGGCCCCACGCGCTACACAAACCCTGGCAACTTTTCGGATTTTGACCACTGCACAACATCAAACTTCAATAGTAGTACCGAGCGTTCTGTATGTAGGCGGGGCGCCAAACGTATCCCATGACTCATAAACCCTTGAATCACCAGTTGTGTAGTGAACCATACTTACATCCCTTGCTTTTATTGCTTTCTGGCAATAGATACAAGGTGTTGAATCTGCATAGGAACCATCTGCACGTGTTCTTACCAGATAGATGACTCCACCGCGCCCCAGCTTTCGGAGAATCCTGCTCTCACAGTGGTGCCTTGGCTCAGGTTCCTTAGGAGCACCATTGTAAGCACAGACAATGACACCATCTTTACGAATGCCAACTGCACCATGAAAATAAGTACGATTATCATCCTTTAGCCTAGATACACCTGCGGCCAGTTGTAGGTATCGCTCTATCCTGTTCATGGTTCCCACGTTCCCACGTTCCCACTAAGCACCATGGTTTGCTATACCCTTACACCCGTTGCCTTACGAGACGTTGGAGTACCATATCATGTACCTTCAGTATGACTACCGAAGTACCAGGAACACTTTAGTGTATTTACCGCCCCCTTGGACCTTGGTGGTCCGGGGGCTGAGGGAGTCATACGGAAAGGTTCAACTCAACCTCAGTACCAGAGGTACCATATTTTGAAAAAAAAAGCAACAGCACCGATTGGGGGGTGGATTCAAAGTCTGGCGGATGGGTTTCGTTTAGAGTAGTCTGTCCGCCATGAGCACAGTCTTTGAGAAGAAAGGTGACACTTGGCAGGGTGGTTTTGTGCGCACACAGGGCAACCCTACTCCTGCTGTTGTCACTGCAAAAATTACAGAGCTACCACTTCCTGACGCGGAAGGAGCTCAGCTAAGGGCAGCCCAATTGGCAGCCAACGCCAGGCCTGGGCACTTCCCTAAAGGGCCTTCTCCTCTAAGGGAGAGGTCTACCAAGCTAGCCTGCCTAGGCATTCCCAGCGCCGTCCTGGAGGCGGGAAGCAAGGAGTACCAGCGTACGGTAAAGCTGGCCAATTCCTACAAGAGGACCAGGCAAAGGGAGATGTATATAGCCCATGGCCATGTGTCCGCTGGTGTGGGTGCCCTACTTGCAGCGGCGTCACTTGCGTTATCAGGTAGTAGGTTTCTATACGAACTAGCGGCATCCACTCCAGTGAGGGCAGCTGAACGAGGCGACCTTACAATGCCACAGATTCTAAAGATGGCAGCAAGCCTCTCTGACTCTGCAAGGCAAAATGAGCTGGCTGCTTGGGAGTTATGCGCCAGGGAAGCCATTATTAGGCGTAGAAATGACACATCCAATCAGGTGGCCCCATGGGTGGTATCATCACCTGATGGTAAGGAATTGCGTAGGGTAGGACGCCCAAGAAAGGCGCTAACGGTCGCCCAGGCGGCAGAAGGAGCGGCAGATGCCGGACGGTTATTGGACAAGACTAGTTGATGCAGCCAGGCGGGCTAGGGAATACGTAACTCCATCTCCACCCCCACCTGAGCCAGGGGTACAGGTACCACAGTCTGCAATGGGGCAGTACGTAGTTGGTGCTCTTCGCTCATTGGCCTCACACGCAACGACCCAGGGCGTAGAGGCAAAGAATGAGGCCTTTGCGGCCAAGCATCCACAGCTAAGCGCAATAGCAAGGTCAGCCCAGGGCTTGCCACCAAGAGAGTCTGAATCGGACCGCCAGCTGGCAGAACTTCACCGGCAGAAGGAAATCTACCAGCGCCATCTGCTTCAATCCCAGATTGATGACCTCAGGAAAAGAGTCCCAACGCAGAAACAGGAAGTCATTGAACTAGACGAATAACGGAGGTAGTCTCATGTTAGAGTGTACTAGGTGTGGGGAACCCGGTGCGGGATGCCAAGAGCCTAACGGGGACTACTTCCACTCACATTGTCTTGCGAGGAAATACATTGAGGAATCATCCAAAATCTCCAACCGCCGTGTTGACCCAGCCTACCGAACCAACGCCAGTAACGTCCCTAACCCTTACCGAGGTTCTTTCCGTCATGCAGTATCTGCTTGGAAGGGGGCTTCTATGCCAAAAGTGCGGCGTAGGGTGGGGAAAGTACCTAACGCAGTATCACATTCATTGCGAGGACTGTAGGTTCCCAACCATGAACTACAGTGAGCAAAAGAAAGGCTCTGACTTTGAACAGCTTCTATGCAAGCGTGTCCAAGACTTCAGTAAAGCTTATTTCAAGTGAGTCTGGGAAAGTCCTGGAGACCCTGGAGATTGGACCAGCAAAAGATGAACACAGGAATTTCATCATCTCAACATGGATTAGAAGCTATGAATCAGAACTTAGAAAAGCACACTGTTACGCAGGCGCTCAGGACTTTAGACTTGATAGAGGTTCTTACAGCGCTGGAGAGGGCGGAGTTGCTGAACGATGCTGGAAAGAAAGCCAAGTCGTTACTAGTCCTACTGATGGGTACACCGTCCACGGATGGATTTGCACAGAAGGTGGACACGTCTACCACATCTATATCCCACCATCACTTAGGGGAATCGGTCTCGGAAGAGGACTGCTGGAAGCGTTCGCTGGAACGGCATACACAACTCACAAACCAATATCTAGGGCACCAAAGGGGCATACAGTCCGGTGGAACCCCTGGGCTATCTGCGGAAGAGGCTAGGAACATCCACTTGTACGGGAAAAATTACTAATGCGTAAAGTAAACATCATGGACCAGGTCCGCCAAGCAGCGGACACCAACAGGGGTATATGGCTTCCCAACGGACAGCGTACGAGTAGGAAGTGGCCACTATGTCTTACCTGTCTAAACGAGGTTGAGGCAGTTGAGCTACGTGACATATCCGACAAGGGCGCAGAGCTCTGGGCTAGGTGCCATGGTAAGGAAGACTACTACAAAGTAGTATGGTACTTCACTAAGTCCGACGCGGCCAAAGACCCTCTAGATGACGAAAACGTTGGCTGGGCCATCAAGCGTGCAATGCATGACTTTAGCCCATTCAACCCACAGCACGTGCTAGACACAGCAAAGAAGTAATATGCCAGCTCAATTAGGTCCGGACTTCCTAGAGGCACCCCCTGAGCCACAATCAGGCCCCTCCCTATCAGGACCCATTCCAAAGCCTCAGGGCGGCTTCTATGAGGCTTATGAGTCATCAGGCATAGGTGGTAGCCAACCTGGTCCAGAAAGCCCTCCAGCAGTCGTTTACACGCCACCACGGGACCTAATGAGTGAGGCCGATAAGATGATTCACCAGTACCAGTTTGTACCTGGCCCAAGCGCGGTACA